CCAGCTTGTTGGCAATGGCGTTGGCCATGTCAGCCTGGATCACTGCATCAAGATTGGCAGCAGATTGCACCAACAGCTGACGGGTCAAATCCATGCGCATTGCAAAGCGCTTAGGGCTCAACGTCACTGCACCGAAGTCACCATCAATGTTGTTGACTGTTGCTCCTTCCACTGTTTCTGTGGCATCCTGATTGGGAAGCACTGGAAGCACCACATCACCCTGAGCCTGGATGCGGGTTGCCCCCATCTGCTCAATGATTGGTACTGGTCGCAAGCCTGCAGCCATTGCAGCCACATCCTTGCCAATGATCCCAGACTGTCCCTGGAGGGTCACTGATGAATCTCCAGCCGGATCAGAGCTGGTTCCATAGCTTTCATTGGCTCGGCCTTCCATCAAGAAAGATGGCAGGGTGAGATTGCCACGGGTGGTCTTGCCCATCTTGGCCATTTCTGATCGGCCCTCCTGGGCCATCTCTGCTTCCAATCCTGTCAGCTGGCCCTTGTTCACAATGTCACTGATGGCCTTGGACATGCTGAAGCTCTTGCGGACTTCCTGCACCTCTTTCTCTTGAGACTTGGATGCTGGAGCTGCTGCTGCAACATTTCGGAGAAGGATTGATTCCGTCTCTTCTGCTTTGGTGATCTTTCCATCCAAGGTCTTCACCTCATCATGGATCTCTGCCTGTCGGGTTTCTTCAGCTTCTGAGAAATCGCGCCCTTCTTTGGTTGCAAGATCCACAGCTGCCTGGAGCTCTTCCACCAAAGTGGCCCGCTGCTCCTTCATTTTCAGACTGTTTTTCATATTGTCATTTTGTAGATAGCCAGCTGCGCTTCTGCTCGGTCCCGAATTGAGGTGGCAGCAGGCTGGGTTGGTTGTTCTTGTTGGGACCTTATGGATGAAGTGGCCTGCTGGTAGGCAGCAAAAACCACTGGGGAGATGTCATGAAGATTGACTGCCTTGATGGTCCGGAGATCCCTCCCATCACGTTGTGTCCAGTCATCCTCTTTGATGGAGAAAGCAAATGAGCTCTGATTCACCAGGCCCTCTCTGAGGTTGATCCCCAGATCCTGGGCATAGGATTGATCTCCCAGCTTGAATCTGTACTTCAGGCCTTTCTCATCAGTCCACAGCTCCAGGTTGCCTTCCCCTCCTCTGTTCCTTGCCAGGATCTGGTTTTGATCATGGTTGAACAGCGCTGCCACATCCAGCTGAGGATCAGCCAGGGCAGCATCAAAAGCACCGCGCTCAATGCGCTCTGTAAAGGATCCCAGATCAGCATCTGTATCAAACACTGCTGCATATCCCTCCACTGTCTTTCCATCTCCTTCTTCGCCATCTCTGGCTTCAACATTCATGGTCAGATATCTGCGCTCTCTTTTGGTCTCTTCATGGATCAGCACATCATGGCCGTCCACAGTTTTATTCAGTTCATTCATTTTGGTTCTGATTTGTGTTGGTCACGCTGGCTGCATAGTCTTCCATGCTGGATACAGGCAGCTGATTGACCTGGACCAGGTGGAGATCACCTGATGGGCCAATGGGATTGAGCTGCTCCTGGGCTCGGACTTCATTGATGCTCATCCAGCCACTTTGCAAGGCTGTTCTGTACAGGTCAGATCTGCTGGAGGTGTCACCCCTCAGCAAGCTGTTCAGATCAAAGCGAGGGATCACCTGGCCTCTCTCTCCTTCTCTCAGGAGCTTGGCTGTGATCTCATCCTCAATCCTTCGCACCCAGGGCACCAGGGTGTGCTTCACATATTGGAGATCTTGATGCTCTGCCCCGTTGTATGTCACGTTGGCTTCCAGTCCTATCATGGAGCTGGGCACCTGGAAGATCCTGGCCACCTCCTGGGCACCGTGCACCCGCACTTTGATGTACTCAGATTCAGCCATGCTCACCTTCATGGGCTCATACTTCAGACCATGTTCCAGGATCGCCACTTCATGAGCATTGCCCAGGCCTCCATGTGTCTGCTGCCAGGACTGTCTCAATCTCTCATACTGATCATTGGTGAGGGTGCGATCTGTGGACAGTACACCACCCACATTCCCTCCTGATCCATAGTACCTGGAAGCAAATTCTTGTGCAGCCATAGCCAGGCCAATGCCTTCCATGTGCTGTCTGATTGGCGAGATCCCCCTGAAACATTTGATGATCAGCAGATCCTCTGGGAAGATTGGACCATCCAGATCCCGGTGGGTGTATGCCAGCTGACCATCAATGTTGTGCTGCTTCATCTGATCAGCTGTGAGCAGATGCAGCTGGACTGGTCTGCCTGTGACTGATCCCCGCTCAATCAAGGCAAAGCCCTTGCCATGAATCAGGGCATCTGAGATCATCAGCTCCCAGAAATCAAAAGCTGTCATGCTCTCACTGGGGCTGCTGTTCAGCAAGCTGTACACTGGATGATCGCTGGCCACTTCTCTGAGCGAACCATCCACCCGGTGCAGGTGGAGATCCAGGGAAGCAATGCTGGATGCAATGAGCCTCACACAGCTGTACACAGCGCTGAGAGCCATTGCCCCTTCTTCAGAGACACTCACCCCAGCTTTGGTGCCCAGCCCCAGGAAGGCTGCAAACCTTGAAGGGGCAACAAATTGCCCCCGCTGTTCACTCTCCTGCTTGGTCTTTTTGGATGGGTTGCCGAGGATCCGGCTGATGATACTCATGGCCGCGAAAATCCCCAGGGGGGATCCCGTTCCTGGTAAACCCTGTCAATAAAAAACCCGATATTTGCAACACTACAATGGACTACCTAAAGCACTACTGGAAACTGATTGAAACCCGCAGAGGACTTCAACGTTCAGGCTACCTGGAGTCCCATCTTATTGTACCAAAGTCCGTGTATGATTCAGGACTCTTACCAACTGAATCTTTGGACCATGTTAATGACCCCAGAAACCTTATCGAACTATCAGGCAGAGAGCACTTTGTTGCACATTGGCTGCTGCACAGAGCTTTTCCGAAATCTCGAAATTTGGCAGCGGGTTTTTTTGCAATGGCCAACTTACCGGGCAGCACAAAGAAGCGCTTCATACCAAGTTCAAGAGCTGTAGCGGAAGCTCGCGAGGCTTACTCAGTTGCCCAAGGCAAAGCCGTGGCCCGATACTCCTTAGATGGACAGCTTTTGGAGATTCACGACAGCACAAACGAAGCTGCAGCACAATTTGATACGAACGTGCACAACATCTCTGCTGCCACAAACCCAACGAATGGCGTAAACAATGTTGCTGGGTTTTTGTGGAGACGATTCACAAAAGAACCGGAGGCGACGATTGAGCCGTTCATCAACCAAAACACTGCAACTTCCAGGCAGGTCCATCAATACGATTTCAAGGGCAACTTTGTAAAGTCGTTCCCCTCGTTGCGTGAGGCAGACAGAGCCGGGGTTTTACGTCGCGATGGCATAGACACTTCTATTGAGAAAACTCAGTTCAGTAATGGTAATTTTTTTCTGGTCAGCTCAGAAAAACCCGCACTGAAAATTGAGATACAACGTTCGAAAACTGTGCGCAGAAGGGTGTTGCAAATCGACAAAAAAACAGGGGCCATCATCCGGATGTGGAACAGTTCAAGGGAGCCAAAAACGGAGCTGGGCATTTCCAATGTCAATGATGTTTGTAATGGCAAGCGAAAGAGTATGGGTGGGTTTATTTGGAAGTGGGCTGATGACGAAACACCTTTCGACAAAGACCAACCACTGACTCAAAAACCAAAGGCCAAGCCGTTTGAATTGTTCCGTGATGAGGTATTCCTTGGCAAGTTCTTTTCGATGCGCGATGCTGAGGAGGCAACAGGAATTAAGCGCGGGCAAATAGCCAAAGCAAGAGACAGGGATGGTTGGAAGGGTATTACTGTCCGCCTTGTTTCTTGAGCTTTCTGGCCTTGCTCAGAACTGTTTTGAAGCTCTCATGACCACTGTACCTGGGACGATCAAAGAAGCTCATGTGATCATACTCCACAGACCAGTATGCTTCCACCATTGTCTTCTCTGCTGGCAGCCTGGTGTACACCTCATCAATGAATCCCTGGCGGGTGCTCAGCTTTCTCATCAATCGGATGGTGGGGTGATCTGGGTTGGTGCTCATAGTGTGCGGATTTGGTAATCATCTGGAATCTCATTGGGATCTGCTGCTGTTCTGGTCATCCACTCAGCCACCGCGCAGTTCAGTGACATCACCCCATCAATCTTGTCCTGGCTCCTGGCTTTGTCCAACTTGATGTTCCCAGCTGGATCTCTCTGGATCATCACATTCCTGATCATCCAGCGCAGCACAGGATCACCTTCATGGATCAGCTTCTTCTCCAGGATCAAGCGCTCAAGCTCTCGGAGCGGAGCAGACTGGCTTGCATAGCCCATGCCAATGGGAGCCATCAGGACCCCATCACCTGTCAGCTGTGTGACCAGGGTGGAGCTGTTCCATCTGTCAAAGCTGATGCTGGCCACATTGTACTGATCCATGATGCAGCTGGTGTCATGCATCACAGTCCCATCCTGGACATAGTAGCCACTGATGGTCCTCCTCAATGCCTGGTAATCTGTGACATTCCCTGGGCTCAGGTGGAAATAGGACAGATCAAGCATGTCCATGTGGATGCTGCTCTCTTCTCTGTCCATCCTTCGCTCCCAGGCTGACTCTGGCAACCAGTACCAACGCCTGGCCAGCAGCTCACCATCAGGCAGCGGAGCAACCAGCACCAGGCAGCAGAAGTCACTCACTGCAGCCAGGTCCAATCCTCCATACCAGGTCAGGCTCTTCTCATCCACTTCAATGGGATCAGATCCGCTGGCCATCCATTCTTCATCCTTGATCCAGACATCAGAGCTGCTCACCCATTCATTCAGGTGCTTGGTCCTGAAGTTGGCCTCCTCGGTGCTTCCATAGTTGGTGGCCTGGGTGTACTGCTCCACCAGGTAATCCATCGAGATGCTTTCACCCAGGGAAGGGTTGGCTTTGATCCAGGTGCTCTGATCCTTCCAATCATCTTCTTCATCCAGGCAGTAGATCAAGGGCAGAAGTGAATCATCATCCTTGATCCCCTGGAGCACATCCTGGCAGGTCTTCTGGAAGTGGAAGCATGGGCCATCAATGTTCCAGCCAGCTGTGGTCACTATGGCCAGCAGTGGCTGAGCCCTGGCACCTGTTGCTGACTTCAGGACATGGAAGATCTCAGCATCCTTGTGGGCATGGTATTCATCAATGATGGCACAGTGTGGTGAGAGTCCATCCAGGCTCCTGGCCTCTGAGCTCAATGGCTCTGCCTTGCTGCCTGTGGACTTCACATGGAGATTGTTTCTGTGGATCCCAATCCTCTTCTTCAGATGAGGTGATGCCTTCACCATCCGCTCAGCTTCCACATGGCAGATCCTGGCCTGGTCTCTCTTGGTTGCAGAGAAGTACACCTCTGCAGCTGGCTCCTGGTCAAAGTCCAGCATGGCCAGTCCCAGGCCTGAACAGGTTGCACTCTTCCCATTCTTCCTGCCCACTGCGCAGAACAGGGTTCTGAATCTCCTGGTGCCATCAGATCTCTTCCAGCCAAACAGACTGGAGATCATGAACTGCTGCCAGGGAAGAAGGGTGAATGGATCACCTGCCCACTTGCCCTTGCTGTGATGCAGGAAGCGCTCAAAGAATGCAACAAAGCGCTGGCCCTCTTCCTGGTCGAAGTACAGCCCGCGCTTCTCACCTGTCTCCAGATCATCCAGGTGCCTCTGGCAGGCAGCCTTGATCCATTGATTTGTGATGATGGTCCCATCCAGGACCTCTTGAATATATCCTTCTGATGCTGTCACCCACTTGATCTCTTCAGGGTTTCATATGGATCAGCCTCTTCCTTCTGGATCCTGGCAAAGGATGCCAGCTTCTCTCTGTCAGCTGGGCTCAGTCCCAGCTTGGATCCCAGGCTCATCACTGTCTTGGACAGCTTCTCAAAGACTGTCAGAGCTGGGCTGATCTGGTACACTCCAGAATCAAATTCCTGGATCAGATCATCAGCAGTCTCAATCTCATCAGACACCGCCTGGAGCAGTGCCCAGTTCTTGCAGTACATGCTGAGCATCATGGCATCAACTTGCCACAGCACCCCGGCATCATTCAGGTGGATGCACAGTGCCTGGAAGAGCTCTCTTCCCTTCTCATTCAGTTTCAGTTGTGGATCAGGCAGCTCTTGATCCTCAAGCACCCGCTTCTCTGGCACCCGGTCCCGATCAGGACGAAGTGTGCCCTGGATAGCCTTGATCTCTTTGCTCTTTGCTGGTCTTCCCATGCTAATTGACCCCCCTGGGGCTGTTTTGACGGTGTGCACGATCCAAGAAACCCGACGGTCTAACGGCAAAAGGGTCTTGATTTGGTTCACCCCCTACCCCTCGGATCATTCCTGTTGGTTTTCATAGCTGTCAGCCAGCTGATGCATGCACCAATCTTCAAAGCCTTTCACCACCAGGTACGCTCTCACAGTGGGATCCTCGGTGCGCATGTGGATGGTGGGATCATGGTGCAGATAGAACTGATCCCAAAGGCTGTCCAGGTTCAAGCCCAGGACTTCAGCTGTTGCAATCACCGTCCCATCCATATGGAAGGCCAGGAAGCGCTCTGCGATCTCTCGCACAGGAGTTTCATTGGCCAGGTCGGTGATCATCTCCATCACATCTTCTGGTGTGCCTCTCGGCCTGATTTCACTGCATGGTGGTGATTGCAGAGGGATTGGAATGGTCCATGCCAAAAGGATCCACCTGCCTTCACCCTGGTGATGTGGTCAACCACTGTGGCCAGCTGCACCCGCCCCTTGCTCTCACACCACTCACAGAGCGGTTGGGAGCGCAGGACGGATTCACGCAGCCTCTGCCATGCAGCGCTCTTGTATCTGGGATCAGAAGCAACCCTGCCCTGGTGGGCTGGTCGCTTGGTCTTCCAGGGTCGCTGTGGCTCTTTGCGGATGATGGTTGGCATCACAGCAAAGCTCCTGGCATTCCTCTTGGAATACTAACACAAAGCACTGACAGGCTGTGCCCATTCAAAGCACATCAGGTGGTGATCAGTGCCGGATGGACAAAGGATCTTGTTTCTCTTTTTTACAAGGGAAGAAGCTCTTCAAGAAGCTGCTTGATGCTCTTCAAGAAAGGAGGTGCGCACATGTATGTACGCGGGTACACATGTGTGAGGGATCACAGCTGTTGGATTTCTCCTGTTGCTGGGTTGATCATCAGCCTCACTTCCTTTGGCTTTGACAGCGCTGCAATCTCTGCACCATGCATCTCCTTCATCTTCTGGATCTCCATCCGGTGATGCTCCCTGAGATTCTCCAGGGCCTGACGAGCTTGAGACAGTTCCAGGCTCAGCTTTGATGCCTTCTCCTTGTAGTGATTCAGGGCAGCTTCATTGAAGATGTCATCCTTTGGAGACGGATCATCAACGCCTGTGAAGCACCAGGTGCCCACTGTTGGATCATTGATCATCTCATCACTCGGCAGCTCATATGCATTCACACCCAGGTTCTCCACCCGGCATGGATTCCAGTCATCCACATATTCCTGCATGCCATCCAGCCTCTCGATCAATTCACTGTCCTTGGATCCAAAGTCATTGGCGATCTGCCAGGGTGCTGGGTAGTCCACACCGATTGATTCGGGCAGCGGACCATCCATCCACCAATCATGTGCTTCACACCCCTTCCAAGGCTTGGCAATTACCCTCCATCTGAAGCATCCCATGACCTGGAAGAAGTGATCAAAATCAAAGCCAATGCCATGAGCCTTCAGCGCTTCCAACAGCGTCACCACAAAATACTCTGAGGTGCGCTGCTCCTTTCTGTACTTCTTGACCCGGAAGCCTTCAAAGTCACTCATCTGCAACGTGGTGCCCAACAGCTGATAATTCCAGTGGCTTTGATTCTTGCCTGTGAATTTCTGCAGCTTGGTCCTGTCCCCATCCCAGAGATCCATCAGGTGACTGTATGCACACAGGGCCACCTGCCGATTGATCAAGCCATCTGAATCCTTCACATCCCAAGGAGCTGGATCATCAGTCACCCTGCCCAGAGCATGCTTCCCAAGCTGCCTGCCATTGCGGATCAAGCGCTTCAGATCGTCAAGCTCCTTCTTGATCGGGCTCTCCATCACCTGCTCTGTGGTCATCTTCTCCATTTCGCTCCTTTTTCTGTTTTCATTGTCGTATCAACAATCTTCTTCCATCTGTGGATACGGTGTGCATTACTGGTCCGACTTTTTGTAGGATCGACAATCAAAGTCATCTCATCTTTGTCGGCATAACAATTCGCACCGCTTGTTCATTCCGGATGGTGCAAATGTAAAACTTCTTGTGACTTCTACAACATGACATACTTCACCGTGACCCAGGCAGCAGAATTGCTGCAAATGCATCCGGAATCCGTCCGGCAGCTGATCAATAGCCATGAGCTCGGAGCCTTTCGAAAAGGCCCCAGGGGAAGGTTCCTGATTACGCAGAAGCAGATTGATGCATTCCTGGTCCCCGCTGGAGCTGATTGGAAATCAAGGAAACCGAAAAAGTAAACCCGAACCCGGACCTGGATGCTGGTTGGCAGAATGGAATGGGCTCACAAATAAGAGCCGAAAATGGCAAATTTAGAAACAGGGCTGAAGGCCCAAATTGAGCAACTGAAGCAGCAGATGGCTGAGCTTCAGGCAGAGGTTGAACAACATGAGCAGCAACAGGATTCCGATCCTGCACCTCTGCCCAGGATCCGCAAAAAGCGCACCATGAAGACGGTGCCCAATGCTCCCTGGGAAGACGTTGTGCAGATGGTGGAATTCGTTGTGATCCAGCGGTGGATGGACTACATCTCCAAAACCCAAGGAGACTGGAGCGATCCGGACGAAATATGCACAGGTGAGAGGGTGCAAGAAGAGCTGCTGGAATGGATGGTGATCCACACTGATCAGGTCATGCTTTGGTATGATCAGCTGCCAAACCAGGTGCAACAGCAAAACAGCATTGACACCCAGCGCATGTCCCTTCTGCGGGCATACATGTTGACGGTGGGCACCATTGATGGCAGCTTCAATCATGCTGACATCCTCAACAGCCTTGCTGGGCTTGGTGAGCTTGGAAAGCGGTTGGCAGCGGATCTCTTTTGGTCAGGCCTTTCAGAGTTGCTGGCTGGTGATCGCAGGGATAGCAATGGCGATCTGCACGAAAACAAACAACGCAGAGAAGCATTGGCCATTGTCAAGAAACAGGCTGAGATCATGCAGCACAGTGGCATTGTGGACCCTACGGAATCCCGCAGAAGCATTCACTGGAATCCGGCACAAAACCACACCCGCAGTGCTGCCACCTATGAATTCAAAAAGCTGCCCAACCATGCACCGCAACCCGATGAAGACAGCTGCCAACTCCCAATGCCATTCTGATGATTGAGATTGAATTCTTTGGAAACAAAAGGCACTTGAATGTGCACAGAGAGACAGTGAAGGCCACCTGGGATTGCTTATGCAATCGACGGTGTGCCGGAGCCACCACTGGCTTGATCATGGAATGGATCAAAGCCCACCGGAAAGAGCTCATTCCTGGTCTTGATGCGCGGGCACCGCATAACGCTGGCACCGCTGAGCGCACCCAGGCATGGAAGACGGCCATTGGACAGGCATTGGATGAGCTCCAAGCTGAGAAGAAGGTG